CCATGATCGACGCCCTCCGCGACTGCCTGAACGTGTACGCCCCTGGCACGACCTTCTCCGACATCCTCTGGGATTGCTCTCACCCCGCCAACGACACCATCGCCTGGCACATCGCTCTGGAGTCTGCCGCCATGCATTCGTGCCTCTCTGACTTCGCCGCCGACTATGGGCACATGGAAGGGGAGCGGGTTGACTGCGGGGAGTTCCTGGTCTGGTTGGGGTATTGACCTTGGCACCCTGGACCCTGTAGAATTTCGAAGCAACCGACACCCCGAACCGATGTCCATCTTCCCCCTCTCTATGTGCTCTGACCTCCAGACCCGTCAAATCAAATGGATCTCCCGTGCTGACCAGGAGCGCAACGCCTACCGCCCCGTGGGTTACATGCACTGGGGTCTGCCTGCCACCGTGCTGGCAGCCCAGTATGCTGAGACCCATGCCCCCATTGCCTGCCCTGTGAGCGGGTGGGTCAGTCAGCAGGGGTGACCCGTTCGTTCGTGCCCTGGCAGTTCCCCTAACCGGTGGCGGTCGGGGCGCCGCCCCCGTTATATAAAATCAATGGGTCCCTGTAACCTACAAAGTGTTACGGACGCGAGTAAAATATAAAGTGCTATATAAATCTGAAAAAGAAGATTCATATACCTGAAATGAAAAAAAATTCCGGAGAAAATTTTCAACTCGTACAGGTCGATCCAATTACTGGTGAATATTATATTGTGATTCCTGAATGGGTCGCAAACGATCTTTCTTGGTATGAAGACACAGAAGTTCGTCTATCAATTGAAGGTGGAGATTTAGTGATTACCGAAAAGGAGAGTGATTGACATTCACTACATAATACTGTATGATCTTTGATGTAAACGCATTCTATTATGGCTAAAGGATTTACCGTAAAAGCAAAAACGCCGACCACTTCAGAACCTGAATGGGATTACAACTTAGCCCGTGAGATGGTAAAGGGCAAAACAGTTGTATTCTGTCTACCTGGAAGAGGAGTCTCATATACCTACCTAAAGAGTTTTGTACAACTTTGCTTTGATTTGGTACAAGCAGGAGCAAGTATCCAAATCTCGCAAGATTATTCTTCAATGGTAAACTTTGCCCGTTGTAAGTGTCTTGGGGCAAATGTACTTCGTGGACCAGATCAGGTTCCCTGGGATGGAAAACTGAAGTATGATTGGCAGTTGTGGATTGATAGTGATATTGTTTTTAATACTGAAAAGTTCTGGCAACTTGTTCTGATGGATCAAGACATTGCTGCTGGGTGGTATTGTACAGAAGACGGTCGGACGACTTCAGTTGCTCATTGGTTAGAAGAGGATGATTTCCGCAATAATGGTGGAGTCATGAATCACGAAACCGTTGATAGCATTACAAAGCGTCGTAAACCTTTTACTGTTGACTACACTGGTTTTGGATGGCTTCTGATCAAGCACGGTGTCTTTGAACATTCTGAAATGAAGTATCCCTGGTTTGCTCCAAAGATGCAAGTCTTTGAGTCTGGCGAAGTTCAAGATATGTGCGGAGAAGACGTATCATTCTGTTTGGACGCAAAGGAAGCAGGATTTGAAATCTGGTGCGATCCTCGTATCAGAGTCGGTCACGAGAAAACAAGAGTCATTTGATGTCTAACGAACGCTATAATATTCTTTGTAAGGGGAGACGAATTTATTCAAGTCTCACAGAAGAAGAATATTTCAATGTAATGGAGGATCTGTCAATTGAATTTTATCAGACAGGTTCTCCAAATCCTGCAGATATTGAAACTGAAATTTTATTGGAGAATAATGTATGGCAGCAAAAGCAAAAATCGGTCTGAATAAGAACTCTTCTTATATTCCTGGACCTCCTAAAAAGTCTCGTCAGGGAGACGGTGCTGGGACTAAGTATGCCGCTTCGTCTCGTAATAATGCTCGTAAGAAGTATAGAGGACAAGGTAAAGGATAATGTATTTACTGGAATGTGATGATGAATGGAATCATATACACTCCGAAGACTTATGGGCATACAATAAATTATTTTTAAGTCGGGTTTTAGGTTATACTTGTGGTCCAGCAGGAACCACAGTTCCAAAACCCGACTTTTATATTGTACGTCCTTCTTTTAATTTATTTGGAATGAGTCGCTTTGCTCGTAAAGAATGGATTGAAAAAAGAACAGATACTATGCATCCTTCAGAATTTTGGTGTGAACTGTTTGAGGGTGAACATTTAAGCGTTGATTACCACCATCAGCAACAAGATTTAGTCATTTTAGGAACAAAAAATGAAGAGGACCCGATTTATAAATGGAAAAAATGGGAAAAAATTGAAAAAAGAGTAGATTTTCCAGAAGTTTTAAAAAAATTAAAGGGTAATTATGAATGGATTAACTGTGAATTTATTGGTGGGCATTTAATAGAAGTACAATTCCGTAGAAATCCAAATTTTAGATATAAAAATACTGTCGCAATACCAGTTTGGGATGAAGAAATGGAAGAAAACAATGAAGAATATCGGTTTATTGAAGATGAAAGTTATGAACGTAGGGGTTTTTGGGTCAAATAAATAAATTTTTAAATAAAAATTGAGTTGAAACAATTTTCAATGGGTAAACACCTGCTCCTAGAGGTGTATGATGTTGACTTTGATCTGATTAATGACGTAAATTCTCTTCAAAACGTCATGATTAGAGGCATTGAACGTGCGAAGATGACGATTTTGAACACTTTTTCGCATTGTTTTCTTCCACAGGGGTGTACAGTCGTCATTGCTCTTTCCGAAAGTCACGTATCTTGCCACACTTGGCCAGAAAATGGGTGTCTGGCAGTAGATGTGTACACTTGTGGTGAAGGAAATCCAAAATTAATTGCTCTTGAAATACTCAAATACTTAAATTCAGACTCATATTCGTTGCGCGAACTATATCGTTAAATAGAAATAAGGAGATAGCAACCTCCTTTATAAAAGTTCTGTTTTATTCATTAAAACAGGAGCTAAAATGTCTAACTTACCAGTAGATAGAGATTCAAATTATATGAGAGAGATGTGGGGAACCACAAAATTAATCACTGATTATGATTTAAACCCACCAAAAAGAGTCATTCAGGAAATTTATCATGACTTGGCACCCAAGCATGATCTTAAAAAACAAACCGAACTTCATGAGAAAATTCGTAATGATGAAGATTACGATGATTGGGGTTATGGAACTGAACCAACATATGGTTCACCTTGGAAATAGGATATAAATAAAGCAAGAAACTTTTGTCCGATGGCAATACAAAGGATATCTAGATCGTTTAAAGATATTAGTTTATCCTTTGAACCTCATCCGGTCACAAAGGATTTACCAATATTGAGAAACGAAAACGCAATAAAAAGATCGGTCAGGAACATTGTAGAGACTATTCCTACAGAAAAGTTCTTTAATCCAATTTTTGGATCTGACGTTCGTAGTAGTCTTTTTGAGTTTGTTGATTTTGGTACTGCCTCAATCATACAAAATCAAATTGAACTTGCGATACGCAACTTTGAAACCAGAGTTGAAAACGTTTCCGTTGAGGTAACTCCTAGACCAGATACTAATGAGTTTGAGGCAACCATATTCTTTGACATTATTGGACAGGACTTCCCGACTCAAGAATTTACATTTATCCTAGAGGCAACAAGATAAAATGCCTTTTACACAGTTTACCAACCTAGATTTTGATCAGATCAAAACTTCTATAAAGGATTATCTTCGTGCGAACTCAAATTTTACAGACTTTGATTTTGAAGGATCAAACTTCTCTGTATTAATTGATACTCTAGCGTATAACACTTATATTACGGCATTTAATTCCAACATGGTCGTGAATGAGTCTTTCCTAGACTCTGCGACTTTAAGGGAAAATGTTGTTTCGTTAGCAAGAAATATTGGATACGTACCACGCTCTAGAACGGCGTCTAAAGCGGTTGTTTCATTGACGGTGCCAACTACCACAACAAGTCCAACACTGACCTTACAGGCAGGTCTAGTGTGTGTTGGTGGCGTTGAAGACACTACCTATACTTTTTCAATTCCAGAAAATATCACAACTACTGTAACTGGTGGTGTGGCATCATTTAGCGATGTTAACATTTATCAGGGAACGTTCCTCCGTAATCAATTCGTTGTTGATGGGTCATTAGATCAGAGATTCATCTTAGATAATTCATTTATTGATACAGCAACAATCGTTGTTTATGTAAAAGGCATTTCAGATACTGGACTTGGTAGAGAATATACTTTAGTTGACAATATCTTAAATCTAAACAGTTCTTCAGAAACATTCCTGATTCAGGAAATCAAAGATGAAAAGTATGAATTGCTATTTGGTGATGGAATTTTTGGGAAGAAATTGGAGAATGGAACTATAATTACAGTCACTTATATTGTCACAGATGGAAAAGATGGTAATGGCGCGTCCCTGTTTTCATTCTCTGGATCACTAAGAGGATCATCAGATGAAATTGTAGTTCCATCATCTACAGTTTCTATTCTTACCACGGCATCTTCATCTAATGGTGGTGAAATTGAAAGTATTGACTCAATCAAGTACTTTGCTCCAAGACTCTATTCATCACAGTACAGAGCAGTCACTGGGAGAGATTATGAATCTATTATTCAACAAATTTATCCAAATACAGAATCAGTGTCTGTTGTGGGTGGTGAAGAGTTAGATCCCCCACAATTTGGAACTGTTCTGATTAGCATCAAACCAAAAAATGGTGATTATGTTTCTGATTTTGATAAGCAACAGATTTTGAGTAAACTTAAAAATTACTCCTTAACTGGAATCAATCAGTCTATTATTGATCTCAAAGTTCTTTATGTTGAGATTGATACTGCAGTTTACTATGATTCTCCAAAAGTATCTAATGTAAATGATCTAAAAACAAGAGTTACTAATGCTCTCACAACTTATGCTTCTTCCACAGATGTTAATAAGTTTGGTGGCAGATTTAAGTATAGTAAACTCGTAAGAATTATTGATGATGTTGATACTGCGATTACTTCTAATATAACCAGAGTCGTTATAAGAAGAAACCTAAAAGCAGCAGTCAATCAATTTGCTCAGTATGAACTTTGCTTTGGAAATCAGTTCCACATCAATTCCAAAGGGTTCAATATTAAAAGCACTGGATTCAGAATCTCTGGCGAGGTTGATACAGTATATCTCACAGACGTTCCAAACAAAGATTCCAATGGTAATTTGGATGGAAGTGGAACTGGAGTAATATCTATCGTTAAACCAGACCAAAATGGATTAACAAATCGTGTTGTAATTAAATCGGCAGGAACAGTTAATTATACAACTGGTGAAATACTTTTAACAACAATAAACATAACATCTACAGATTTAGATAATAATATTGTTCAGGTTCAAGCATATCCAGAATCAAATGATATTATTGGTTTAAAAGACCTATATCTAAACTTTAGCGTTGCTGACAGCACCATAAATATGGTTAAGGATACCATATCTTCTGGTGAACAAATATCTGGTATTGGATTTAAGGTAACATCAAATTATCTAAACGGAGAACTTAAGAGGATATAAGATGATAGCAACAGGGTTTGAATCAAGAGTACAAATACAACAAATTGTTGAGAATCAACTTCCAGAATTTATTCTATCAGAAAGTCCAAAAGCATCAGAATTTTTAAAGCAATATTATATTTCACAGGAATTTTCTGGTGGACCAGTTGATATTGTAGATAATTTAGATCAATATTTAAAGTTAGATAACTTGACTCCAGAGGTAATTACTGGAGCAACTTCTTTATCATCAAGTATTACAAGCACAGATTCTGTGATTGTAGTTAATAGCACCAAAGGATTTCCAAATCAGTATGGTTTATTTAAAATTGATGATGAGATCATTACATACACAGGAATAACCACAAATAGTTTTACTGGTTGTATTCGTGGTTTTAGTGGTATAACGACTTATCACGCAGATAATTCACCTGGAGAATTGGTTTTCTCAACTTCTTCTTCGGCAGCACACACATCTGGTGCGGTTGTTTCAAATTTAAGTTCTCTGTTTTTAAAAGAGTTTTATAAGAAAGTAAAATATACTCTTACTCCAGGATTAGAAAATGTTGATTTTGTTTCTAATCTGGACGTAAGTAACTTCATTAAAGAATCAAAAGTATTCTATCAAGCAAAAGGAACCGAAGAATCTTTTAGAATCCTTTTTAATATTCTATATGGAGTCACACCAAAAGTCATTGATCTTGAGCAATATCTATTAAAACCATCTTCTTCACAATTCATTAGAAGAGAGATTGTAATTGCTGAAAGAATTTCTGGTGACCCAAATAAATTGGTTGGACAGACGATCAGAAAATCTACAGATGTTAACACTCAGGCATCTGTATCAGAAGTAGAAATTATTACTAGAAAAGGTAGAACTTATTATAAATTAGGTCTGTTTGTTGGATTTGATGAGAAAGATTTAATTGAGGGATCATTTACAATTCCAGGAAAAACCAAGGTTATTGGAAATGTTTCTGTTGGATCCTCTGTAATTACTGTTGACTCAACGATCGG